GTAACTGCTGCTCCGAGAGGCATTGGCGTCGGCGGCTTCGGCCATGCTCCCCCAATACACCGCTGCGTCCATCATCGCTTTTTTAACTTTGGGGTCTTTCGGGATCGGCCCGGCGAGTAAAGAGGCTAGATCATAGGAGAGCGCCAAGACGAACATGGGCGAAAATTTATTCGTGTCTTCAACAAGGGCAGTGTACTTGAGCACCGCATCCTCTACGTTCGTGCGGATGATGATACTGCCGTCGTCCGCGCTCTCCACGGCGAAGTCCTGTTCTTTGGAGTCGTCCGTAGACTCAGGCAGCAGCACCGCGCGGGCCTTGATGGCGCCGGTTGGCATCGCGTAAGCGAATGCCCAATGCTCCACATCGTTGGTGACTTGGGCCAGCAATGCTCTACGGGTGGCGAAACTCCAGAGAAAATGTTCCAGGGTGACACGGAGGGAGATGGGGTAGAAGCGGCGGCAGTGGTTCGCCTCGGCGGTGGCCTCATCGGGGTCCGCGATCACCGCCCGGTGGCCTATGTGGGAAAGTGCGAGGTTCCAGATATCAACACGCGAGGCCATAGCTGTTTGCTCCTTGAAAAATGGGGGCACGAGGCCCCCATTTCTAATTACATTTTACTTCCTACTTCCCCTCAGCCCGCCAGATTTTCGCCTTCGGCCCCCGCGCCCGAGAGTGCTTTCGAGAGCGCGGCGGCTTTATCTTCGGCGGGCTTTCCACCACTCGCGGCCTTGATCCCCGCCTTGGTCTTATCCGTTTCCGCTTTCTTCGCGGCGGCGGCTTCGGCCTTGGCCTTGGCAACATCCGGTGCGGCTTGCACCCAAGAGGGCATCTTTCCGTTTTTGATGTACTTCTTGTCCATCTCGAAGATGTCGCCGGTACGTTTCCGCTTACCTTCGTAAAAACCGAGTCCAATTGCTACAACCTGCATGGGCTCACCTCCTTTGGGGCGTCAAAGATTAGATAGCGTTAGGATACGCAGTGTACTTCGCGACATCGTGGGTCAGGAAAGCGTTGAGCTTGCCGGAGATGATGTTCGTGGTGCCGACGGTCATCCAAAGGCCGAGATACCGCTCGTAGGTGACCTCGCTCGGCAGGGGGATGGCGATGGTGTACCCCGCAACCCAAGTGCCGACGATGATGGCACCAGAGGTCCAGTGCGTAGTCTTGCTGGTGGTCAGGGCCGCCACGCTGTCGGACACGAGGTCGACAGTGACGTAGCCGGTACCTGCCGCGGCGGTGTCCCCGAACGCGGTGTCAACCTGGAGGACCAACCACAGGGGCTCCCCGGCGCCCAGATTGCGCAGGGTGGGGGTCGCTCCGAGGTCGATAACGTCGGAGTTGGGGAGGATGGCGTTGCCAACAGCAAGAGCGATCGCGGCGGCGTCAGCGAATTCAAGTCTTTCGTCGAGAATCATGGTAGTGCTCCTTTTTGAAATGCCGGGGTTTCCCCCGGCCTGGTGTCAGTCAGAAATTAGATCCCGGTCTCAGTGCTCAGCAGAGCGTCGCAACGACGGATCGGGATTTTGCGGAAAGTCTGTATCATCTTGCCCTGCGCGTCCTCGACCGTCTGGAAGGCCATGTTTGCCTTGTAATTGGCCTGTATGTCGATAGCGTCCAGCGCGTCGCGGTTGGCGTAGAAAGCAGGGCGGCCCATGCCCAGGCTCGGGATGCGACGCATCGCCTTACCCATCAGCTCGGCCAGAACCGGGCCGGAGGTGCCGGCGGCGATGACATCCTCAAGGTCGAAGTTCATGCGAACGACGTACCGCCAATCGCGGACACAGAGACCGGCGTCCCAACGGTAGTGGGTCCGGTAGGCTTCCATCCGCCCGCCCGCGCCGTCGATGTTCTCAATGGTGACCTGCCCCTTGTCGGTGACTTGTAAGCCCCCGACGGAGCCCTTCGGGTAGAGGCAGTGCACGGTGTTCGGGCCCCACACAATCAGCCAGATAGAGGCGTTGTCGGCGTTGTCCGGGGTGGCGGCGGAGGTCAGGATATTCTCGCCATTGGCCGCGGACTGATCGTTGAACCGGGGGGAAAAGCCGGTGAAGGCTTCGGGCTCGGAACTCTCGTTTCCGTAGAAAAGGGTCTGTGCAAATTCCTGGTTCATACCCTCGATATGGGCCATATCCTCGGAGAGCCGGAAAGCGGCGGTGTTACCGTTGAGATCGGCCAGAGCCTTATCAACTTCCGCATAGGCCTCAAGCATGCCCATAGAGTCCGTCACCTGTACGGCGGTGCCTTTAGAAGGCTGAACGCCGCCGTACAGCTTACGCCAGGTGGGGGTAGGCAGGCCTGCGCGGATGCTGGTGCGGTGACCGGTGACGCCGTTGGCTTCGATGAATACAGCGTCGGCGATAACTTCGTTGGTCTGGTCGAGAATTTCGACCAGTTTGTCGATCTTGCCGTTCGGGTCAAGCTGTTTTGCTACATCCAACAAAGTCGGATGGGTTGCGGAAAGGGTGGCCATGTTCTTTTCTCCTTATTTTGGCGGTGCCTACTTGTTGTCGTAAAAAGTATCAGCGGCGGTTTTTCCCGCACCCTCGGGCTTTTTGCCCCCAGGAATCACACGGTCCTCACTCACCGCTTTACCAACGCGGTACAACAGCCGGATAACTTCGGGGTGATTCCCCAGCCCGCTTTCGTGGAGCATGGAAGAAAGCTCCTGCGTACCGAAAGTATCCAGCGCTTTTCTTGCGACGGCTACGCTCTCGTTGAGTGCATCCCCGCCGAACTCTTTATCGGTCCTCGACGCCTCCGTCCATTGTGTTTGGGCGTTGGCGATGTGTTCTTTGAAAGCATTTTCAGTACGTTGGACCGCTTGGGTGCCCATATCAACGAGCTTTTGCGTCTCCTCCTGACTCAGATTCTTCTCTTTGGCGAAGGCTTTGAGCGTTTCAATGCTCTCGGTGAGCGCCATACCCTCGGGTACGGTAAAGTCTGCGTACTCTTCGGGGGCTCCTTCCGCCGGGGGCGTGCCTCCCGCCGGGGGAGTACCCTCTACAGGAGGTGTGCCTCCTGCTGCTGGCTCCGCCGGAGCGGCGGTCAGCAAAGAATCAGTGGTTGCAGGGGCTCCGGTGTCATTTGTGTTTGTTCCGGGTGTCTGCGGCTCGGTTGACATCTTTTTCCCTCGCGTCTTTGTGCTCGTTGAGCATTGTGTTGTAGTGGCCGGGGCAATGCTCCATGATGTCGTTCAACTGCTGCAAGCCCATGTTCCGCTTGCCCTCATTAAAAGCCATCACTGCATTGTTCGTGTTAAAACTCGAATGAAAAACCCCAGCCGCGCCGAGCAAGCGCCACATAAAGCGGCGGCCTTGCTTGTTCCCCATGAGCCAACACAGATCGCTTTTTTCCTTTTCTCGCGAAAGTCGCTCCTCGCCCGCCTTTTGGGCGGTCGTGCGTTCCTGCTCGGAGAGGTCAAAAGGGTCGTGTTCGCTCATATTGCTACCATCCTACTCTATCCTTCTGTGTTCACGGGTACGGGGGTTATTTCATGCTTGAGTTCGGGTTTCTCGGTGCTCATCATATTTACCGTTTCGTTCCTCTATACGTTGGCGTTGTAACCTTGAACTTGGTTCATTATGTCAGTAAGTGCGTTCTTTCCACTTGTGTCGGCTTGCGAGAGGTCGCGGGCGGTGCTGGCGGCCTGGGGGATCATCGCGGCCTTCTGCGCTTCGGCCTGGGCCTGCGCTCTCGCACCCCGCAACTCTTCCACCTTGTCGTCGGCCACTATAATGCTCGGCTCGACGCCCAGCATCTCCGCGTACCTATCGACGGTCTGGTCTTTATCGATCTTGTCCCAGACGCTCGCATCGCCAGAACCGGCGGCCAGGTTGCCCACGGTGCCGAGCAGGCGGTCCATGGATCCCAGACCCACCATCTTCTGCGCTTGGGCCAGGGTAGACACGAACTCGACCTTTAGCTCGGAGTCTTGCAGCTCTTTGGGGGGAGGCGGCAAAAGCCCCGCGTCCATGATGCGCTGAAAAGTCAAGTCGATCTTCGGACTTAACATCTCGTTGTGCAAACGCTCCAGCACCGGGCCAAGCATGAGCAGTTTCTCCTCGTGCCGTTCCGCGATCTCGGTGGCGGTGGCCGGGGTACGGCGGTTGTCCTGGGAGATCATCAAGAACAGATCGGAATAGAACCCCGTGTGGATCCGCCCCCGAACGTCTTGAATATCAGCGAGCAGGTGTCCGAGGTCAAGGTTGACCTCCCAGGCGGTGCGGATGCCGTGGCCCTGCGCGGTGTTCGGCACGAAGGTGACGCCGCCCGGCAACAGATTCGACCCCTTGTTCCGCATCTCTGCGGGCATCTGGATCGGGGGCTTGGTCTGGTAGTCTATGGCTTGCCCCTTGCGGAGCTGTTCCTGCTGGAGCTGCTTGATTGACCCCAACACGCGGAAGCTCGGGGCGTTGCCGTAGATGTCGCCGCCCCTTACATGCCAGCGTGGGGCGATAGCGGGGAAAGTCTTGTACCCAGATTCGCGGAGAAAAACGTCGCTATCCCCTGCGTTCTCGAAGTAACAAGAAGCGAACCTCATATTCGCCGAGTCTTTCTTCGTGGTGTCGCGGTCAAGTCTCGGTTGAATGATGTGGCTGACTGTGACCCAATTATCAAGCCCCTTGCCCTGCTCGTACAGATTCTTGATCGTGCTGGACACCCCCGACCAATCCATTGAGCCGTCGCGTTGCATGACGAATTTCTGGACGATCTGCAAGACGGTCATGTCGAACTCACGGCAAACGGTATCCACCTTCCCCCGGTCGTTGGCCCCGAGTGCGTACTCGCCTGCGGTCAAAACGGAGTGATGAATCACGGTATCGTAGTCGTCTTCGATTATCGAGCAGGCCGAACCGAAAGCGCCCAGCTCCTCGTAAATTGAGTGCAGGGCGTTGTAGGTGTTGGACTTGGCGAAGATGTCGCGCATAAGTTCCGTGACATCGTGGAGCCACCAGCGCACGGAGTCGAGTTCCATCAGGTCTTTGTCTGGTGTGGCGAGTCTGAACCAGGGGCGGGCCGGGCTGGTCATCCCCGCCATCATCCCCGCGGTGAGTACGTCGAGGGCGAAGGTCGCCGTCTCGTCGTAGATCGAGTTGAATGCCTTGTCGCCTTTGTTGCGGTCGGTGGAAAAGAACCTGCCGGAGTAGGGGAGCAGATACTCGGTGATATCTTTGTAGCGCTTGACCCACGAAGACCGCTCTGTCCACAATGCGCCTTTCCGCGCTTGGTACTGCTTTTTCTTCGAGATTTCGGCCATGGGCTACTGCCCCAAAAGTGAATTTTTACCGAGGTTCAACAGGTCTTTCGTTACGCCGCCCGGCCCGGTGAGCATTGTCTCCGCCCCAACGGTTGCGGGGGCGCCTGTCGGCCTGGCTGCTCTTTGCGATGCTCGTCTTGCTTGTTCGTCCGGCGCTTGCGCGGCCTGGGCTTGGGGAGGGAGAACAGGAGCGGCGGGGGCCTGCGGCTGCTGCTGCTCAGGGGAACCACCGAGAAGCCCGGCGACGGGGTCAACTACCGCACTAATTACATCGGAAACACCACGAAAGATAGACGAAATGACACCACACATGACAAAACCCTCCTTCTACGAAGTGAAAATAAAATCAGTTATATGGGTTATACTCTGGGACTTGGTTTTCATGGGTACGCCCTGTGCTCATATAGGGGTCGTGCTCCCTGATAATCCGCTCCTGCCACTCAGGGAGCTGGGCCTTGATCCTCTTCTCGATGGGGAAAGCGAAGGTGTTCGAGTACGCGTCCCAGTAGTCCGTAGAGTGCCCGAGGCGCTTCTTGATTATCTCTTTTGGTTCGAGAATGAGCCGGTCGCCCTGGAAGGTGTAGGTGATCGCCGTCGCTTCCCGAATAAGCTGCGGGATGTTCGGGAGTGCGCCTTTGTTCTTGATCCATTCGGCGAAAAGGAAGCTGTTCTCGGCGCGCTTGTTCGCGTACTTCGGGTTGAAAGCCTTGCCCGCATACTGACAGTCGAACCAGTAATCGCGGTGCATCTGCTCCCCAGCATCGAGCACGCCGGCTCCCCAGCCCCCCGTACCATCCACCACCACCCCGTCGGCTTGCATCGCGTCCTCTTCGGCGGCTACATACCCGGCGAGGACATGGCTCTTGACGTTGCGGAAAACTTTGGGCGGGTGGCACACAAGCCCTTGGCGCGGAGCGATGACGCTGCTGTCGTCGCCTTGGCGGGCGACATCCACCCCAAGGATGAGCGGCGCGTGGAGGTACTGATCCGCTTTGTAGAACCTGGCGATAGCCCGCTCCACGTCGTCGAGCGATACCAAGTTGTTGAATCCCGCGGGTGGGAACAGCCCCAGGATGGTCGCCATTACCCACGGATTATCCCGGCCATAGGTAGCGATCTGCTCGCGGGCCAGCCCGATGTCAACTCGTGGTGTGCGGTTCGGGTCGTCCGGGTCGGCGGTGATCGTCACGATGTTCCACGCATTTCTCGCGGTGGAGCAGGAGTGGTAAAGCAAACCATTGACGCTGGTGGGGTTGCCCGCCTGCGCTATCAGGGCGTCCTCGGGGTCGCCTGTAAAAATCTGCTCAGCGGCGCGTCCAACAGCGGTTGGCATATCGCCGGTCTCGTCGAGCAGGACAAAGGGAAATTTACTGTGCAAGCCGGAGAGCGCGCGGCCTATCGAGTCCGCGTCTGCGTCCTTGGCGAACGACCGGGCGGAGAGAAACCACGTCTCTGGGTGGTCGTTGGCGTAAATCTGTTCTTTCGTCCAGGTGAAAGCGCTCTTGAGGAAAGCGGATCGGGATTGCCACTTCGAGAACTCCGTCCACAAATTGTCTTTGAGGTTGTCGCGGGTAACCGAGAGCGCCGCGCCTTTCGGGTGTTCCCCGACGCCCCCGAAGCACGAGAGTCGGTGCCACCCTACCCAAGACAACACCGCGCTTTTGCCGGGGCCAGTGCATGCTTTCAGCGCGAGGCGCAAACGGCGCGGGGAGGGGAAGTCCACTAGCCCATGGTGCTTGGGCAGGGCGAGGTAACGGAGAACATCAAGCTGCCATTGGTCAGGCTCCACGCCGAAGTTATCGACGACAAACTGAACGGGGTTCGCCCGCCAATCCGCTATCCTCCCGCTGGCCTGTCGCACTCGGCTCATTCGGAAGGCCCTGTCCCGGCCACCAGTTCCTCCAGGGTAACTTTGCCGGAGTGCTCCATTTTATCCTTGAGCATCCCAAAGTGGCGGGCCATAAGTTCCAAGGCCTTCTCTTTTGAGTGGAGTTTAACCTCCACACCGTCCTTGGTCTGCTTCACCCCGGCATATAGTGCGGAGGCCGCGGGGGTCAGATCGCGGGTGTCTGCGACGTGGACATTTGAAACACCTTCGCCAAAGCACTCAGAACACCCAGGGTTGGGCGCGAGCGTCGAGTCATACCCAACCCCGCCTAGTTCGTCAAATTCGTCTACAAGGGACTCCGGCGACGTTTTCCAGGCATTGTAATCGCGCCGCCTCTCCTGGCGGGTGCGCTGGTAACCCCCGTCTTCCCCGTGGCAATATCGGCAACAGGTGCGGCGATGCTGAACGACCTCGTTAACATCGGCGCGGATGATGTCAAACCACTTTTGCAGGACAAAAGGCTCGTCCGCCTCCACCTGCTCCAACTTTTTTTGCAGGCGTTCGAGGCGAGCGGCGAGCGCGTCGTCTATGGCCCGGCGGATATTGGGTTTTTTGAGCATCTTGTGCCCCGCGCGGGGGGCCTCCAAATATCCAAAACCACAAACACGGGCGGCTTTGCTCGTGTTGAGGTGGGTAAGATACGCAGTGACGAACAGGCGTTCTTTTTGCTCATCGAGGTCTATGGGGTCGGGGTCTTGGGGGCTCATAGCAACACGATACCCTACGCTTTGTTTTTCACGGGTAAGGGCTTGTACGCGGCGGGTCTCTGGCACCTCCGCTCGCCCCGGTTGATCTTGGCGATGCACTGCACATGCACCTCGAATTTGATGGCCAGCCACCGATAGCTGAGCTGTTCCTCGCGGAGCGTGGCATCAATCACCGAACGGCTGGCACCTTTCGCCTCCAAGTGCTCGATGATCTCGTCCCGGCAGATCAGAAGCTCCATCAGGAGATCCACCTCATGATCGGTGAGCACCGCGCGGGGGTGGCTGTCCCCAATCCGGCAACCCTTCTCGTTCACCTTGATAAAATTTTTCGGCTCACTCATCTTTTTCTTCCTTGTAAAATTTTACGTTTTAACCTTTTTTCAAAAATGCACCCTCGGGTGGGTAGGGCTCCCTCGATAGAGGGAGAGGGAGCCTGTTACCAACCACCGAGGAGATGGGTCGCACCATTTTAATACCCTTGTTGCGTAATTCGTAACACGCTCTCTTTCCTCTTTACATCCCCGCCTCGGCGTGTTACAATCCTTTGTATCGTTCTTACTGTTCAAAGGGTTTAGCCCCCTGCTCCAAAATATTAAAGGAGGACAAAAATGAAGAGCTTTATTCACACCGATAACAGAGTTTTTACCCTTGTAGGCAACACCCCCCACAATACTAAAGACAAACGCAACATTATGTTGACGGTTTGGGAGACAGGCTGTAGCCACCCCGGATGCGCTGCCACACTCACTGTCAAAACAGTAACCGACACGCCGAGTGGCTGGCGGAACTTCTGCCCGGCGAAGTATTGCCCGACACACCGCATTGAGGCCTTGCGAAAAGCGAGGGCCAACCTGATCGCTGCAAGAGCCGACGGGCTTATCCGCTGGAGAGAATCGGAGGAGGGCCAGGCCGCCATCAAGAGGCAAGCCGAGGACTGCATGGGGAAGATTGAACTTCTGCTTTACAACACCGTGGCGGACCTCTCCCTGGTCAGCGAAGAGGTACTTTGGGAAGAGGCGGGGCGCGTGGTTCTGAAGGCCCTGCCGGCCGCTCCTGAGGGTAAGAGGGACACGAGAGGGTATAGGGTCGGCCGCGCATTGCACAGCCTGGTGGCGAAGGGGCGGCTCAGGTACTACGGGGGTGTGCTCACAATTTTGAGATGAGGGGGGCATTAAAATTGATCCATGAAGGTGATGAAGCCATCCGCCTCGAATCTACGCTTTGCCTCGTCCAAAATGAGGGGCGCGTACTTCGAGGTGGACACACCTCTCACTGACAAAGACCGGATCGCATTCAGAACATCAATTTTCTCAACAGAAGAGCGCGGCTTTTTCTTAGGCTTCGCCCCGCGCTTCGGGAACGCCGCACAGATGCCTCGGTACCACTTCGGGTTGCGGTTGGTGGCCCTCCTGATCATACCCCCGTCTTTGGCCGTACCCTCGTCCTTGCTTGGGATCAGACATACCTCGTGGTACTCCTCGGCGAAGTCTTCGGCCAAGGCCGCGATGTAAGGTCGGAGTTCTATCTCAAACCAATACGTCCGGCCCCTGAATCCAACCATTGCATCATCGTGGCCAGTTGCAACCGTAACGCCTGGGATTGAGCGCAAAATTTTGACTATCTCGGATTGGTTAGCGTCATTTCTGGCCGCG